AGGTTTTTGATATTTATGCCAGTGCTGAATGTGCCGTATGACGCAACGATAATAGCGTCTGTTTCTTTCTCTACAATTGCGCGGATAGATTCGCGCTCTATTCCGTCGACTCCACCATGCACGAAGAATATCTTACGCTCACCCGCTTTATCACGAATCATATCATAAAGAATTTCACCGTGCTTTTCAACGTATGCGTATAGGATTAGTGTATTCCCCCTGAGAGATACAGCAAGATTACGAATGAATTGATTGCGAGGTTGATAGGAAATAATGTGCTCGATTTCATCCTGATAAGATCCGTTGACCAGTTTCTTACGTTCTTCTGTAGGATGACTAAGGACAAGAACTTTGACTTTGATGGCTGCAAGCTTGCCGCTATCTATCAGTTCCTTGGTGTCGATAATTTTGTGAGTAGGGCCAAACAATCCTGTGAGCACGAGTTCATTGACTTGTGATCCGTCTAAAGTGCCCGTTAATCCAAAACGATACTTGATATTGGTCGAGTTCGTCATGATTTTGGTCAGTGATTGTGCTTTGAATAGGTGCGCTTCGTCACCTATGATCATTTCGAAAGTGTCGAAATATGACTTAGGCATTTCATAAACTGACTGCCAAGTGCTTATCGTAATGCGTCTCTCAGATCGTTTAGTTTGTCCACCAAAAACAGTGTGAACATTGATATCGACATCAAAACCATAATCGGCAAAATCAGAACGCAACTGATGAACGAGCGAAATAGTCGGTACAAGAATAAGAACATCACCACCATAGTATTGTGTCAGGAGGTAAATAATTAGTGACTTACCAGAAGCTGTTGGACTGATGAGAATCCCACGACTGTGACGAACAGCAAGAGCAAAAGCGCGGAGCTGATGGTCATGAGGGCTGAAAGGTAGACCAAGTGTATCAGCAAACTCTTTAGCTTCTGCAAGCGAAAATTCCTCTGTTATGGAAAGTTCTGGATCGATATCAATGGTATATCCACGCTCTTCGCAGAAGTTATGAACTTCTTGAACGAGCCCAGCATAGATTGTCATGTTGCGTGAGTTGAGCAAACGGATTTTACCGTCCCACACACGCGACTTGTACTTAGGTGAAAATTTAGCGCCAGGGACTTCGAATGTCAAATGATCAGATAGCTCACGCGCAATGCCCATGTCTCCTTCGACGCGCATCCACGCTTCATTTACCTTAGTGAGCTTTAGATCAGAATCCATTCGTAAACTTTCTCCACTCGATGGCGGATTTGATATCGTATCCACGTTTATGGATACACTTCATAATCTCAATGATCACTTCTGTTTTTTCTTCAAGCAAAGCGATGCGTTCATCCATACGAACTAAGTCGCCATCAGAGTCGATATAGCCCTGCACTTCGTTCTTGAGAACTTTGTTTAGGAATGGTTGACGCCCAATGCGTTCTAGATCTTCTGGATTGTTGAGATTGCCAAGATAATAATCGCGGAGGGTGCTATAGTGTGCTTTCTTACGAATGATAGCAGAACGCAACTGGCTGCGCGTTTCGCTCAGCAGTCGATTATATTTGGCATGAAGGGATGAGATGTTTAGGGATTCTCTATCCAAGTTGAGATCATCATACTTGGAATCAGTTTCCCACATGGCGTAAATATCTTCTAATTTCATAATGATATAGTATCACAAACTCTATATGTTGTCAAGAACGAAATATTGCTTGCTATATGATCATACTGTCGATATAATATGAACTGTGTTCAAGAGGTCATATTACTCTTCGAGTTGATACTTGCGATAGCGGAAAGTGATAGTGGCTTCTAGATATTCAATAGTCGTGTTCGTAGAATTGAAAGACAACTCAGTAAGGGCTGTCGGAAAACAGTCCAAAAAGAAAATGTTCTTGTTGACGTTTTTGGCACTAGTTAAGATAGATAATGTAGCGTCTGAAAGAAACGTGGCATAGTATCCTACTGGGCGCATACCCGCCATCAAATTATTATTGATATTTTTCGATAACTCTTTAGTTTGCTCTAAGCTATCTGGGTGCCCAAGACCTTCCAACCATCTTTGAATTTCAAAATAGTTTTTTAGATCTTCATCTACTTTGAATGTAATAGAAAGTGGTTCGTACGATAATCTATCACCTGGGCGCGGAACCGCAGCAAAAGGAGTAGGTGATTCAATCGCGTTCATAGAAACTGCTGGGATAGAAACGCTCTGACAAAAATAGTTCACGCCAGGAAGTCGCTTGATCGCGAATCGAAATCCGTTCTGACCAAGAAAATTGATATTAGATGGTTGATTGTCTACTGCGCTCATATCACTATTTAGTCAATAAAAAAGGGGGATCCGAAGATCCCCCAGTTTGCGGTTTGAACCCGTCTTGTATTGCCTCGCCTTTGATCCAGCGAGGTTTCCGATTACATAAGGTTAGAAACCTTAACGAAGCGGTAGTAGACGTTGTAACCCTTGGTGTTAGGAGCACCGATAGCACCGTCAGCTGAAGATGTTGCGAATGGGTTTGCAACCATTCCGTAACGTGTCTTGAAGCCGATCTTAGGCTGGAAGGTATCCTGACCAACTGCACGAACCATCTGAAGTGGAACGTATGGGCAGTAGAACAGACCAGCGTCGAATGCTGAAGAACCCTTATAACCAAGTGTGAAGTACTGGTTACCAGCAGATGAAGAGAAGTATGGGTCGATGTAGACCTTGATACGTCCGTTTAGAACACCAGCGAAAGTGTTACCTGTGTCATCTACGTTAAGGTTGTTAGCAAGAGCTGGGGTGTAGTCAAGAACACCAGCCATCTGCATAGCAGAAGCAACGTCAGATCCGCAGATCATTACGTTACCCTTACCACGACGAGTTGCCTTGGCGATCTGGTTAGCTTCGCGTTCAATTTGGAACAGAAGACCCTTGAACTTTTCTACCATCCAACGACCGTTTGAGTCAACGTCAAGGTTGAACGTACCAGTAGTTGTTACGTTTTCCTGAGCGCCAGCAGAAGCGGTATAGTTGATTGTACGAACAACTTCACGGTTGATTTCCGAAAGGATTTCAGCAGCAAGGATGTTTGAAAGTTCAGTTTCGGCGTCAAGACCATGAATTGCCTTCAAGTCCTGTGCCAATTCCATTGTGTATTCTGCCTTGAGAGCGCGGCTAACTGCGGTAACAGCAACCTTCTCAATGCTGAATGCCATTTCCTGGAAATGGTTTGTGCCAGTTGAATCGCCGAGACGTTCAGCCTGTGAACGAGTCATACCTGTTGAAACAGTATATGAACCTGATGTAGCAGCTGAAGCGCGGAGAGTTGGGTCGTTAGCTTCCTGTGAGCGACCTGTTGAAGAGTTACCAACAACGAGACGTGAAGCTGTGTTACCAGCAGCAGAACCAGAGAAGGTTGTGTTAGCTTCGTTGAAGAGAGCTTCCGTACCACCCTGTGTGCTGTAACGTGAACGCATTGCGAAGATAAGTCCTGTAGGACCAGTCATTGGCTGAACGCCGCAGATATCATACGCAATTAGGTTAGGCATAGAACGACGAACCAGTGAGATAAGTACTGGGTCGAATGTGTCGATGGAACCATCAGACGCAGTAGATGACGAAGCACCCATAGCGTTTGTTGGAGCAGCTTCACCCAGAAGTGTTGGAGCCTGATAACCACCAGAACCAAAACCCTGTTCGCGAGCTGACTTTTCCTGGTTTTCCAAAAGCTGTGCAACTACGCTACGACGATGTGCGTCCTTGATTGGAGCCAGATCAGGATGTTCCATAACTGGCTGCCACTTTTTCTGAATTTGCTCATTCAGAGACTGCATGTTAATTCTCCTTAAAAAAATTTACTTTTTGATACCGCGACTAATCGCGTTCATGTAAGCAGCCATCTCAACTGGAACCTGCTTTTCAGCGCCCTCTTCTAGGTCGCCCACTGGTTCCTCATCGAAAGATACTGATTCTGACAACTGGCTGGCCTTGCCCGTTGTTGGGAAGTAGCTCTCACGAAGAGTAGCAATCTTGTTCTTATACGTATCAACGCTTTCGAACTCGACTGCTTCAGAAAGTGACTGCAGCTTTGCTACTTGCGTATCTGTCAGGCCTTCTGAAACTTCTGCGAACGCCAAAGAGCGTTCGAATTCTTTAATCTTAGCTGTAAGCTCAACATTCTTTTCGATTTCTTCGTTGATAGCAGCTTCAAGAACTTCGACCTTATCAGCAAGTTCTTCAGCAACTTCAACGGCTTCGTCTGGAATGTCGATATAGTGTTCTTCGAACAGACCCTTAAGACCTGACATGAAGGACTCTACAATTTCAGCCTTAAGACCACGTTCGATGGCTACAGAGTTTTCCTGCATCCACTGTTCAACAACGTAGTCAAGATATGTGTCAACACGTTCAACGAGTTCTTCGCTGACTGTTGATACTTCTTCTGTTAGGGAATCGTCGAACTTAGCTTCGACTGCTTCGAGCTGCTCGTTTACCTTTGAAAGAACAGCAGCTGTGTAAATTTCTGTAGCCTTGGAAATGAATTCTTCGGAAACTTCTGTACCAGCAAAAATTGCCTTGATATCATCTGAAACATCAAGATCTTCTGCTGAAATACGAACAGCGCTTTCGCCGATTGAACGCTGCTTTGGATCAACAGATGAACCCTGCATTGGGTTTGTCTTATCGCCCTTGAAAGCTGCATCATAGAAAGCAGAAACATCAGCTTTCTTAAGACCAGAAAGAACGTCAACGATTGAGTTGATCATTCCTACCTTTGTGTATGGCTTTACGCTTGAGCCCTGAAGCATAGGACCTGAAACTTCGCCCTTTTGAGCGACACCACCAGGAACAGACGCCTGACCCCCAGTAGGTTCAGCGATCTCAGCATTAACGCCGTAGCTCGCCTTTTTTGCTTCTTGCACGTCGAGCTGTTCGACGTTATTTTCCTGACCTGACATATTGTTATTCTCCTCAGGGTTATAGAAGATTTCTTAGTTTATTTATAAAAATACCGCCATTTAGAATTTCTTGAGGAACTTGTTGAACGCATTAAGAAGAACCGTTTCGCGATCCTGCTTTGTTGCATATCCCTCGTTGATGTCTTTCTTAATAGCGGCTACTTCTTTTTCGACAAGGATGCCGTTATCCCAA